CAGCGGAAGCCAATGAACGTGCCGACAAGCCGCGGCGAATCGCTGCCGAGCACCGCCCACCCTCCCGCGATCGTCGAGTCGTCCCAGTTGCCGCCGCGAAGGAGGGCGCGGGGACCGGTATAGGCATCGGGCCCGGCATTGGCTCCATACGGAGTATAAGCCCCGCCGCCCTCGGCCTCGTTCGTCCACCCGCTGGCCCACGCCCAGCCCGCCATGTCGGTGTAAACATCTGTCAATGCATACCACGTGGCCACCCTCTCCCACACATTGCCGGTCATATCGTAGCAGCCGAGCGTGCTGACGCAGTAGCCCACGGCACCCATCAGTCCCGTGTTGCGCGGACCGGTATTGCCACTAGCCGTCCAGCAATAATTATTGTTGTCCGCCCCCACTGGCGTCCCGAATGCCGCCATGCTCCACTCCTCGTTGGTGCACAGCCGCTTCCCGGCATTCATGCAGGCTTTGTATTGCTGAAAGTAGGTCAGTGAGGCCCAGGGAGCCTGGTTATACTTGCTCTGAGCCGCATTCTGCCCGGCAAAGATCGCCTTCCCCGCTCCACCACTATCGCTGGCGATGTAGATGTCGATCATCCACTGCTGCCCAGGATACCTCACCATCCCCGGGCGTGGCCCGTCCGTCGGGCTCTCAATATCTGTGCCACTGGCCACGCTGTATTGTGAAACATTGGATGCAGGGTTATTGTGGAACCACCCGATCAACTGGTAGACACTGTAGCCTGTCGGCGCACTGGCACTGGCGCTGATCACAAAGCTGATGCCACCGCTTCCATCGGGCACGGCGTAGACATAGTAATCCGTCCCCGCCGCCTCCGCCCCCGTGTCCAGATTGGCGAACGTCACGTTGGTGGCCGCACCGTTCAACCCGGATTGACCATTCGAGAACACCACCGACCCCGCTGCCACCTGGATCGTGCCCGCATCCACATAGCTCAGCTTCAGCCCGCTGCGGATCCCCGCCGCCTCGGGATAGATCGTGTAATGCTGAAACGTCCGATTGCCGCCGTGCTCCACCGACACGTAATACTCGCCCGGATCTATCCCCGTCCAGCGGAAAGCACCAGGGCCGCCATAGCTGATCCCAGTAATGATCGTTGACCCCTCCTGGTAACCCGCCCCGGGCTCGGCGGCATTATAAGCCGGCGGCGAGGCGAACCCCTCCGTCCGCCACAGCTTGGCCGTCGCCCCGTTCAGCGGCATCCCATCGTGGATAAAAATCCCACTTACAGTTCCCATACTAACCTCCTTATCCTGAGAAGGACACCTGCTCCTTCTCCTCTGCTACTAACGTGAAATCAATCCCCAAATACTGCTCCCCGCCATACTCCAGCCGCCCATACCGATAGTTCTTGAGCTGGCTGGTGAAACACGTACCATTGATAGAGATGTTGATGTCCATCGTGTCCATGAACCGCTTCAGAAATGGCCTCAGCTCCGCCTCGGCCTGCTCCAACACCCCGCGCACCACGAATACCTGCACCCCCAAACTGTGCTTTACCAGGCGGATACCCCCCGCCGCGTGCCGCTCGATCTCCCCCTCGCGAGGGAAATTCAGCACCGCCGGCAGCTCCCCCAGCGCCTCGGGTGCCTTATCGTAAGCCACCTTGATCCCCGTGATCCCGGCCTCGATGATGGCCAGTTGCGCGATGATGCTCTCCACACTCACGACGCCAACCACCTCACGATCCGCTCAGCCGCACCCTCGAAGTGCCGCACTACCTCGTCTTCCGATGCCTCCAACCCCTCCTGAAACATCCGCCTGGCCTTCGTCCCAGGGTGCTGCACCCGCATGGCGAATACATGTTCGCCTGCCTTGCTCACCCAATGCAGACACCTGGCCCGCCTGGGCACGATCACGTGCGGCCCCGTGCCAAACTCCACGTGTGGCGCGTACTCTACATTGGTGCCGATGTATCCCGTCACCGCCCCGCCCAAAGCCTCCACGTTCGAGCCGATGGAGCTTCGCAAACGTCCCGTGTCCACCGGCGTGCGCATCTTCACGTTGCGCTCCACCGTGAACACGCTCCTCCACATCGCCCCCACCAGTTCGCCGTGCACCTGGGCGCTGGCCGTGCGCAGCCGCGCCTGTAGCTCCTCTAACCCCTCGATCTTGAGATAAAACTCCACGTCAGATCGCCAGCCGCCTCAATCCAGCCGCCCAGATCATCGTCTCGATGTCCGGGTCCAGCTTCTGGGCGTATGTGAGCTGCCCCACCTCCGCCGCCGCGCTCACGTCCTGGAACGCTTGCTGGCCGCGCTTGAACCACCGCGCTGCCTGGATGACCACCGCCTGCTTCACCACCGCCGGCGGATCGGCCGAGTAACCCCACTTGGCCGTCACCTTCACCGTCCGCAAGCCCGACGGGAAATACACCTCGTCCCCCGTCGGATCCACGATCAGCTTGCGGATCGGCGAGTCCCAATATGGCCAGGTGATGTAATCCGAGGTGAGCCAGGTATCGTAGGTCGTATCCGTCTCCGAATCCTTGACCTCCAGCGTGGTGATCTCCACGCACTCGTCAATCCATTGATAGTCCTCGCCCGAGCCATCGAAGTAGCGCGCCGTGGCCACGTCTGCGGCATCGTAAGCCCCCACATCCCGCCCCGTCAGCCGATCAATCAGCTCCGAGGCCCGCGTGGCCAGCGTGCCCAAAATCGTATCATACGTCGCGCCCGAGATCACCCCCGGCATCGCCGCCTTAACCTCATCTGCCGTCGCGTAAGCAGCCACCTTGGTCTCCTAAACCCCTCCTACTTCAGCCTGGCCCGCACAGCCTCGGGATCCTCGCTTAGCCGAAACGACTTCCGCTTCGGTTTGCGCGGCTTCTCCGCTGCCTTGTCCTCAGCGGGACCCACTGCCTTATCCTCGGGCGGCCCATGCACCGCCTTGGCCTCAGTCAGAGGCGCGGCCAGGCCGCGGTCCACCAGGACCCGGCCGCGCTCCTCCTTCACCGTGATCACCTCGCCAGGCTGTCGCAGGACACCTTCCTCAAGATCATGGAAAGCAGCGATTACCTGGATTTTCATGTCACGATCTCGTCCACACTGGCCAGGTCACCCGTGTCGGGCTGATACCGACTCACGTCGGCAAACGCCACCAGCCCCATGTCGCTGGTTGCCGTGCCGATGGTCACCACCGCCGCCAGGTGCGTGAAGCCCGCACTCAACTCCTCGGCCTCCACCTCGATGATCACCTGCTTGTCACTGTCGGTGCCCGCCTGCGTGAGCTGTGTGGCCGACTTCAGTGTCTGCGCGTCCGTGCCACTGCCATCCGTGGCCTCCTTCACCACGAAGTCCACCGTGGCATTAGTGCCCAGATCGCCCACCATCAGCACGAAGATCGCCCGACGGCGATTCTTCATCGCCACCCAGTCGCTGGTGTAGGCAGCAGCGGTGTAGGCATCGGGATCGATCGTCGCTACCAGGGCCAGTTGTTCCGTCAGTCTCGTCGTGTAAGGCATGTCAACCTCCTATTCAGTTTATCCAGCCGGCACGTCCAGCCCCACGAAGGGCGAGACGGTGCCCGCATTGGCCAAGGTGATATAGCTGTCGAGCCAGGGCTGCCCATCCACCCGCTCCGTGAACCGCCAGGTCGTCTGATTGTATCTGAATCTCTCGTGAATCGAGCTGGCGATACTCAGCCCTTCCCGGTCACCAACCAGATAGTAGCTCCAGTCACAGAGCAGCACGTCGCCCTTGGTGCCCAGCGCCGGCAGCTTCTCCGTGAACGCGATCGGCATCCCCAACAGCGTCCCAGGGCCGCGCTCGGCCGCATTCGGAATCCAGATGTACTGACTGGCCGCGTCTGCCATCTGGTAAAGCTGTGGCAGCACCGCCTGGCTCATCACCCAGATGCCGCGTCCCCACGAGCTGGTGAGGAACTTGGCCAGCATCCCCACCGCATCCACGAACTTGAACGTACTCGCCGCATTGCGGTTAATCCAGATGGTGGCCCCGGCGTTGATCACCCCCAGCGGCTTACCGATACCATCGCCTCTCAGGAACCCGTAATCCTCGTGCCAGGCCACCGCCCCACCGAACAGGCGCGCGAGCAGCACCTCCAGCGCGATGGCCGAATCGGCCAACAGCGCGTTAGACGCCGGCAACCATCCCGTAAGCTCGTGCGCCACCAACTCGATCTGCTTGAAGGTGGGCTCCGTCTCTGGCTTCTGAGCCGCCTCCTCCGTCCACTGCGCCTTCACCCCGCCGAAGAACGCACTCTGCTCACCGCTCGGCGCAGTAGTCTGATCCAGCGCCGGGATTTGCAAGCTACGGCTACGCATTGGGATCACCGTCGCTCGCGGCCGCACAATGGCCGACTCCCCGGCCACCTCCAGCAGTTGCGCCCGGAACTCCGTGGGCACCAGGAAGCCACCCGTCACACCCGCTCCCTCGGCCAGGGCCGCCTTGCCCTCCAGGCCCTCCTCCGGCACCAGCCGCTGATCCTGGCCCTGATGCACCGCCAGCAGCCACTCCCCGAAGCTCTTCCAC